TCTTGTCTATCCCAACTGGCCCTAACCAGCCAGTACCGGCAGGGATCGGTCATGCACAGCCAAGATTGCAAACATCGAGGCCAGATCACGTGGGATCATTTGCGCCGCAAGTTAGGGAATGGGCCAGCGAGCATCTAAACGTGGACTTGATGGATTGGCAGTACACCGCGCTGGATGGGCAGTTGCTTTATGACAAAAACTTTGAGTTAGTTAACAGGGTTAGCCTTGTTTCTACTGCTAGGCAGTGCGGCAAGACCACTGCGTTAACAGCTCTTATTGGTTGGTGGCTTACAGAGATGCCAAAGGTACGGGGCAAGAAACAGACCGTGTTGTCTACGGCTCACCGCCTGGACTTGGCGGTTATGTTGTTTGACGAATTGTCGCCGATCTTAGAGCAGCGCTTTAACGCAACCCTAATGAAATCGTATGGGCGTAACAAAGTAACAATGCCAGACGGCTCAACATGGTTGGTGCGCGCGGCAAACAACTCTGTAGGTCACGGCACTAGCCCATCGTTGGTGGTTGCCGATGAAATGTGGGATATTTCGCGCGAGGTCATTGACGGCGGTTTGCTACCTGCCCAGCGCGCGCAAGTTTCACCGCTTTTGTCTATGTGGTCTACCGCCGGCACTGAGGCATCTACGGCAATGTTGCGTTGGCGTGAGCAAGGCTTGCGCGCTATTGACACAGGCCGTAACGCCTCGTTTTATTTTGCTGAATGGTCACCGCCACCAGATATAAACCCAATGACCCCTGAGGCATGGGTGTACGGCAACCCAGCACTGGGCATAACCCTTACCGCAGAAACCTTGTTGGCAGAGTCTGAGAACCCTGATCGAGCAGCATTCTTGCGCGCATCCTGCAACCTGTGGGTTGCCAGCGACAAGTCATGGATACAGCCAGGTCAATGGCCAGCGTTGCAGTACGAGGGCAATTTACCAGAGGGCGGCACGGTAGCCATAGAGACAAGCCTTGATGACACACGCTATTTTGCGGTGCGTTGCGTAGCTTTACCTGATCGCCGAACAGTGGCAACAGTTGAGTTTGTGGCAGACACATTTAGCGAAATGCTGGCACACGTAGAGCGACTCTGTGTCAACCCTGCTGTAAAGTTTGCGATAACGCCGACTGTAGATAACCATTGGCCGTTATCCCTAGAGCGCCGCCGCATTGTTGTTGGTTACGGCGAGATATTAAAGTTTACGCCGTCAGTAAAAAACATGATTAACGAAAAGTTGTTGTGGCATGACGGCAGCAACCAACTTGCCGAACACGTCTCGCGCGCTGTTGCTGTTCGCTCACAAAACAGCATTGCACTATCTAGTCAACGATCACCCGGCCCAATTGAGTTGGCGCGGTGCATGGTTTGGGCAGCAGCTCTAACCAGCCGACCCACGTCATCTGGCAAACCAATGTTGGTTGTAACTAACTAGTAGGCTCGTCTTGGCATCGGCTCGATGGCTTGCTTATCGTCGGGATACCGCATCGCATACCGGGTCGATGCCACCACAAATCGTGTGCGATGTGTAATGTTGTGGCATGGGACTATTTGACCGCAAGGTAAGCAAAGCCGCTATTAGTCCTGCGCCTGCTAAAGCAGCTGCTGCTGGTGGATACACATCTAACGCTGCTGGCGTAAACATGATCGGCCAGTACTACACGTACCAAGAGGGTCAATTGCGTGCGGCTGCCGTGTCAATTCCAGCGATCAGTCGCTCACGCGATCTGCTGGCATCTGTAATCGGCTGTATGCCATTGCGGATGTACAACGAAATGTGGAACGGCGAAGAAATGGAACGCGTTTATATCGCGCCGCGCACATGGCTACGCAGGCCAGACCCAACTGTGCCGTTCAATTTTCTTATGTCTTGGACTTTTGATGACTTGTACTTTTATGGCCGCGCGTTTTGGTACATCACATCACGCACCGCTGACGGATTTCCAGCATCGTTTACTCGACTACCAGCCGGCTCAGTCACAACACAAGACATGGCTGGACCTGTTTGGTTTGCACCATCAAAAGAGGTTTATTTTCAAGGCGGAATGTTAGACCCAAACAATTTGGTGCAGTTTTTGTCACCGACACAAGGCATGGTTTACTCATCGCAAGCCGCTATTGAAACCGCGCTAAAAATACAAGAAGCACGCTCGCGCAATGCGTCATCGTCAATTCCTGCTGGCGTATTAAAGCAAACTGGTGGCGAACCATTAAGCGCACAAGAATTAGCCGATCTTGCGTCTGCATTTAATGCAGCTAGAGCAACCAACCAAACTGCGGCTTTAAACGAATTTTTGTCTTACGAACCCACAACGATGAGTCCAGACAAGATGCTTCTTATCGAGTCCGCTAACTACAGCGCGTTAGAAACTGGCGGTCGTATTGGCAATGTTCCGCCGTACCTGATCGGAGTATCTACTGGTTCATATTCATATCAAAGCAGCCAACAAGCCAGAATGGACTTGCTATTTTTTGGCGTAAAACTGTACGCAGATGCAATAGCAGAAACATTGTCAATGAACAACGTGCTACCTAACGGTACATATGTTGCATTTGATTACGAGTCCTACCTAGAAGAAAATTATTTAGCAGACAAAATGGATACACCAGCAACAGAAAACACTCAAGAGGAGATAGCAAATTATGATTAGATTTACGGCTACCAGTGTCACTATTGATGCAGCCGCCAGCGATGGCACACCAACCAGAACTATCACAGGCATTGCCGTACCGTACGGCGTAGCAGCCACAGTCTCAGATGGCACAGAGGTAATTTTTGAGCGCGGCAGTTTGCCAGTTGATGGCAAAGCACCCCGTCTTTTCTTAAACCATTCGGCTGAGAGCGCTATTGGCATTGTCACAGCCCGGTATGACGATGAAGAGGGCATGATGTTTACTGCCAAGATCAGCAAAACCGTTGCAGGGGACGAGGCTTTGCAGCTGGCTTTAGACGGCGTTTTGGACTCTGTATCGGTAGGCGTAAACCCAACAAAAACTCGAGCAAACAAAGACGGCTCAATAACCGTTTTGGCTGCCGATTGGATTGAGTTGTCTATGGTGCCAGTTCCTGCGTTTGCTGGGGCGATCATTACAGACATTGCTGCGAGTATCCACCACGAAGACGAAGAAATAAGTACTATAGAAACAGAACCTACACAGGAGAACGAAACCATGAGCGAAGCAACAGTCCCAGAAGTTGAAGCAACCATTCCAACCGCTGCAATCCCAGCACAAGCAAAGCGCGAATTTCGCATGCCATCAGTTGGCGAGTACTTGGCTGCATATCACATTGGCGGTGACACTTTTGCAAAAGTAAACGGCGCATTTGTTGAAGCACAAAAATCAAAGCGCAGCGTTCTTGAAGCAGCTGCAGGCGATGTTGCAACAACCGACACACCGGGTCTCTTGCCAGTTCCAGTACTTGGGCCAGTTTTCCAAGACATTAACTACATTCGACCATTCGTTTCTGCAATCGGCGCACGCGCATATCCTGACGCTGGAACACAGAAGACATTCATTCGTCCAACAATCACTACGCACACCGAAGTTGCAGAACAAACTGGTTCTGTAGAATTTGGTGCAGCAGCAGCTCGCACAATGGTCATTGCGGCAAACTCGGTTACGAAAAAAACTTTCGCAGGCCAAGTATCGCTCTCGGTACAGGACATTGACTTTACGTCACCAGCAGCAATGCAACAAATCATGCAAGACCTTATGGGTCAATACATGATCACAACTGACAACTTTGCAGTTGACGCGTTTGTAACTAGTGCAACCGTACAGACAAACTGGGACGGCACAGTCGAAGACTTTATTGCAACCCTGTATGTGATTGCACAAAAGATCAGCACTGGTTCAAACTTGTTTCCAACACACATGCTTGTTGGGCCAGACGCATGGGCAAAAATTGGCAGCCTTGTTGATGTTGACAAGCGTCCAGTATTTCCAGCAATCGGACAGCCGGGACTTGGTGGATACAACACACTTGGCGCAGGCAGCTTGACCAGTTGGGGAACACAAAATCCACTCGGTTTGCAAATGATCGTTGACAGCAACGTCGCCGCAAAAACCATTGCAGTGTTTCATGCACCAGCAGCAGAGTACTACGAACAAATTCGTGGCCTCATGTCAGTAGAAAATCCTGGCACTTTGTCAAGAACATTCTCGTACTACGGCTACGCATCGTTCTTCAACGCTGACGCAAGCGTTACCTACAAAACCAGTTACGCCTGATCGAGAGCGGCTTAACCGCTCATGGCTACTTATACGACAGCCAGTAAACAACTACTTTCTAACTACGCGTGCATTAGCACATTAGAACAGTCAGAAATTGTTGTTGGTGAAAACATAACGGTTAGTGGATTGGCTGCGCCGTTTGCAGGCACGTTTAAGGTGCTTGATTTACCGCAGTACGAATACATTGGTGTTAACGGCACTACTGGCGAATTGCTATTTAACCCAAATGTTGCTCGACCTAACCAGATTATTTACGCGGCCACTGGCGCAGATGTTGAGTTTGTGGTTGATTACTCTGGCACTGTTGTATATACCCAAACTTGCACGTGGATCAGCGTTGCCGATCTGGTTACATATTTGGGCGTAACAATCACTAACCCGTCTGATGATTACACGCTTGCTACACAGTCAACTAACGCTGCCAACATGTTTTGTTATCGCCGCCGTCAAGAGTCCTCATATAAAGACAGTTTGTCTGTCTCGCCGGGTACGGATGCCACGCTAGGCACTCTGATGTATGCCGCAGCGCTGTGGCGTAGTCGAGGCAGCATAGAAACCGCTTATGCATCGTT